TAAGCTCTAACACAGGGCAGCGCGTGCGCAGCTGGTCAACTTATGCGCAAGTTTGGGCGCAGGTAAAAGAAAGCGACTTTGGGTCTGAGCTAGTAGGCGCAGAACGCGTAGAGCATAAAACGCGGGTTAACTTTATTACTCGCTGGGATGCTGGCTTTAACGTAAAGATGCGAATAAACTGGGGCGGCAATTATTACAACATTTTAAACATTGCCGAGAAAGAGCGCAGGCTTTACGCTAACTTGCTAACCGAATTAACAAGCTAATGAAAAAGCAAGTTGAAGGCACGGCTAGTATTATACAAAAATTGCGCTCTCTAAATTTTAGCGGCAGCAATGAATTGTACGAAGGCTTAAAACAAGCTAGCCAGCCTATTATTGACTCTGCTCAATCAAAAATAAACGTAAGGACTGGCAATCTTCGGGCTTCTATTGGCTTCATTGAGCGCAGAAAAACAGCGTACTATAAAAACGTTGTGCTAATTGGCCCGCGTACATATAACCGTTGGGCTGGATACCACGCGCATTTGGTAGAATACGGCACGGTAAAAAGAAGCATAAAAGAAACCAAGCTTAGAGGCGAAAACCCCGACCCAGAATTTGGCAATAGGGGCGCAGTAACTCCTGGTAAATTTGCCTTCATGGAGCCTGCCTTTAGAGAGACTGAGCCAATAGTGCGTAACAATATTAACCAGCTTATAAAACGGCTATTTGACAAAAGAATTAAAAAGTAAACAATTAAAATAAAATAATATGGCAACCACAGGATTAGTAAATGGTACCCTGATCGCTCTTTACAAAGACGTAAGCGGAACCTTAACCAAAATTGCGAACGCAACTGCGACCGACATGAACTTTACCAAAGACACCATTGACGCAACAAACAAAGACGGCGGCAATTACAAGGAGTTTCTGGTAGGCTTAAACTCTTGGAGCATGAGCATTGAGGGCATTTTTGAAGAAGACGCTTCAGTAGGCACAGGCTTAAGCTTTAAAGAATTGCTCGACGACGCAGTAGCTGGCGACTACATCACAGTAGTAATGACGAGCCAAGTTAGCGGCGACTTGAAAGTAAGCGGAAGCGCTTTGATTACCGACATTACTTGGAGCGCTCCAGTTAACGACGTTGCTACCTTCTCGGCTAACTTGCAAGGAAGCGGCACGTTGACAATTGCCACAGTGTAATAATTAACGCCTTTTTGCTTATTATTGCACCATGACAGAGGTAAACATAGGGGGCAAAAAGCACCCGCTGTTTTTTAACATGGTAGCAATTGAGCGCGTAATGCAAGGCGCTAATGTAGACAACTTCGACCAACTCGCACAGACGGGCCAGGGCATGGCGAACACGCTAGCCTTCGCCCGTCTTTGTGCTTTCTACGGCGTGCAAGCTGGTTATAAGAAAATCGGCGAAAAATGCCCCTATAAGGACGCTGAAGAGTTGGCCGAAGAGGTAGAGACGTTGGCCGATATTAGCCCAGCGCTAAACGCCTTTACTGAAGCCGTGCAAGCGTTTTTCTCAGCTCCCAAACAAACAGAAGCCGAAGAGTCGGGAAACTGAATAGCGGCGAGCGGCAGCCGCTAGATTTTGAGCAGTTAAAAGAGATCGCTTACGGCGAGATGCTGCTAACAGAGGAGGCTTTTAACGATATAACGCCGCGTTATTTTATGCTTCGTTTGCGCGGTATGCGCAACGCTCAGATACAACACTACAGAAATGAGTGGGAGCGCACTAGGTGGCTAGCTATGTTTTCGTTAATGCCTCACAGCAAAAAGCGCATAAAGCCAACAGATTTAGCTAGGTTCCCTTGGGAAACGGCGCAAAGCATTGCCGAGGCTGTTATTAAGCACCTACAAGCTAACAAGGAAACGCTAGCGAAACTTACGCCCGTTGTATCAGAAGAAGGCAAGCAAATTAGCCTTAGAGAATTTAAAAAACTCTTTGGCCAATAATTGCGGCAAGTGTTAAGAGCGTTTCGCTTATTTTTGACTAGCTAACCCCTGCAAAATGAGATCCGCTAAAGTAATTTACAATATACTCGCCAATAACGCGGGCGTTAGCGCGTTGGTTGGTAATAGAATTAGCCCGCTTGTTCTACCCCAAGGCTCTGCTTTTCCTGCAATTGTTTATAGCGAGATTAACATTAACCCAAACTTTACAAAGGATGCAAACAGCAGACTAGACCAAACTAGGGTACAAATTGATTGTCTTGCTTTAACTTACGAAGATGCTAGCGAACTGGCCGACGCGGTTAGGGACGCGCTAAATGTAGTAACTCCTGGCGAATACAACGGCGTTAACGTTTTCTATATACAATTCGATAACCAGCAAGAATTTTTCGACGATGCAGCAGACTACGGCGGGGTAATGCAAGTATCTCAAGATTACCTTTTAACCATTTCTTACACCTACGGCTTGCCAGCTGTTAACTATTTGCTTCTCGAAGATGGCGGCTTTTTGCTTCAAGAAGACGGCTTTAAAATTGTACTGTGATGGCTAGTAATTTAAATCTAAACGTAACAATAGGCGCAGATGTTAACAAGCTTAACAAGGGAATCTCTGATGCTGTAAACATAGTAAAAGGTGGCTCTAGCCAAATTGAAAAAATTGCAAAGGGATCTCAGAAAGCGCTAGAGGAGGCTTTAGGCGGCGGTAATTTAAGAGTAAAAAGCAAACAACTTAACGACCTAATTAAACGCGGCGAGGGCGACATGAAAGCCTTCAAGAGCGAAATTGACCGACTCAATAAAAAGCTTGCGGCCTCTTCAAAGTGGGACATTGAGACCAGAAAGCAATTAAACGCAGAAGGTAAAAAACTGGTCAAACAATACAACGAAGAGCGCAACGCTGTTCGCAATTTGACCATAGCAAGAGACGAACTTAACTACAAGATACAAGAAAGCAGCCGAAACGCCGAGGCAAACACGCAGGCCACAGAGGCTCTGAGTAGAAGCATAAATGCTGCGGCTTCCGCTGTTTTGTTATTTAGCGATGGCAATGATGAACTAAGCTCAGTAATGAAGGTTATTCGAATTGCAATGGGTGCCGCCTCCGCAGCCGTCGCTTTGTACAACCTTTCACAAAGAGATAACGCAATATTTACAGCCGTTGCCGAAAAAGCGCAGATGGCTTACGCTGCTGTAGTGGGGACTTCAACGGGCGCACTAAAGGCTTTTCGTATAGCCTTAGCAGCTTCTGGCATTGGCTTAGCTGTTGCTGTAGTGGCCTCTTTGGCTTCGTCATTTTCTGAATTGACAAGCGAAACAGACGGGCTAACAGATGCACAAAAACGGTATAGAGACACAGCTATAGATTTAGCAACTGCTGGGCAAGAGGAGGCTGCTAGTATTCAGTCCTTGGTCGAGATTATTAAAGACCAAAACGTAAGTACAAGAACAAAGCTACAGGCTTACGAGGAGCTAAAGAAAAGCGTGCCGCTACTAGAGGGTTACACCTTAGACGAAGCGCTAGCTAATGACAAGTTAACTGAAGCCACCGACAGGGCAATAGCCGCAATTATAGCAAGATCTAAGGCTGAAGTATTTGCACAGGCTAGCGCCGAAGAGCTAAAAAAGAGCCTAGAAGCGCAAAGCATGACCACAGAAGAGGCTTTGAGCTGGTGGGAAAAATTGGTGGCTAGGTCAAAAACTGCGTTTCGCCCTATTGCCCCAGCCGCTGGAGAGGCAATGGCTGCCTTTGCTAAGAAAACAGAACTAGCAAACGAGGCAATAGCCAAGTCTAACGAATACCAGGCGCAGGCAAAAGCTTTACTGCGTGAAGCTATAACCCTAGAAAGTTTCTTAGGTGAAACTAAAAAAACCGTCAGGGCTAAGGATCTAAAAGATTACGAAAAATATTTAGACGAATTGCTAAAGCTAGAAATAGCTATGCAAGAAAATCTCAATAAGCTATATGTTGACCAAGAATTAAAAAGACTAACGACGGTTAGCGCTAGACGTAAGCCTAGAGAAATGACCGAGGCCGACCTAGCGCCAGCGTCAGCAGCCACCGCTCCAACTGGCGGGCTATTGATGCAAATGGCACAAGAAAACCAAGACGCAGCAAGCCTAGATCTTGAAGCATTAGCTGAGTGGCGAAAAAATAATGAGGCTCTTTTTTTAGCAATGGAGATAAGAGCGCGCAAAATGGAGCAATTTAAGGACCGCATGAAAGTAGCTGCAGAGCAAGCAAGCGCAGCTCTTGAGCAAATGAGCGGAGAAATGCTTTCAGCTTTTGGCGAAATGGTAGGCGATGCACTAAGCGGCAAAGCTGACGCGATGCAAACCTTCTTGCAGTCTTTTGCTAGCTCTTTGGCTGGCTTTCTAGGTACTTTTGGCCAGGCGCTGATTGCTCAAGGTATTGCTATTGATGCTTTCAAGGAATCGCTAGAAAATCTTGACCCAGTTGTAGCTATTGTGGCAGGTGTTGGCCTTGTTGCAGCGTCTAAGCTCGTTAAAAACGCAATGGCGCAAGGTGGTAGCGTTAAGGCTTTTGCGGACGGCGGTATAGTTAGCGGCCCGACTTTGGGCTTAATGGGCGAATATCCTGGCGCAAGTTCAAACCCTGAGGTAATTGCTCCGCTTGATAAATTGCAGAGTATGCTAAACGTAAGCGGGGGCGGTAACTTTGTTGCTACTACTAAATTCGACGGGCGCGACTTGTGGCTAGCTGTTAATAGATACGAAAAAGATAAGGCCAGGGGCTAACTTTGAAATATGGCTAAGCAATTCTACGGCACTTTTTACAGTATAGCGGGCGTTGAATACACCTGCGAATTATGGGACGGCCCGAGTGGAACAAGTACACCCGTAGAGCTTACCTTAGCCTCGCCTGGTTTTAAAATAGACAGGCAGGGCGAAAATGACACGTTTTTTGATAACCCGATAAGAGCTAGTCGAGTTACTGCTTTTTTTGTAGTAAATACAGACGCAGACTTAGCGGCTTTTGAAGCTATTGCTACAAACCCAGAGGGTACTTACGCCGTAAAGATATTAAAAGACGGTAGCTTGTATTATGTTGGCAGGGTTTTGGCTGATCAAATGCGATTTGAGCGGGCAGATCCAGACGGGAAACTTATTGTTGAGGTGGCCGCAGTAGATGCTTTAAACTTAATAGACGGCTTTTTTGTAGAGGAAAGTTGGTTCACAAATGACCACGCAGGCGGCATTTACTTGCTCAGAAAATGCTTAGAGCTTAGCGGGCTAGACGATTACTTTGGGGCGACTTCTGACTATATTTTTGACGGCCTCGAGCAATACGAGAGCGCTACTCAGAGCGTAAGTGATCAGAAACTTAATACTTTTTGGTTTCATCGGCTCGCCTTCGTCGACAACTTCGATATATTCGGCGGCGTTGACTTGAATTATATAAGCGCTCGCAAAGCAATAGAGTTAATACTACAAGGCTTTGGGGCTAGGATTCACTTTGATAACGGCGGCTTTTACATCACTCAAACCCCGACCTATTTAAGCTCTACGCTAACCTTTCATAAATACGATAAAAGCGGCAACTATAACGGGACTAGCACAATATCGCACGCCGTTAGCTTAGGCACTTTACCCGCTCGTCCACAATGGGCCGCAAAGCCGCAGCTTTATTACCAGCCTCCTGTGAGACTTAGCCGCTCAGCTTTGACTAAGGCTAACGGAGCCTACGCTAAAAAAATAACCTTTGGCATAGGCGCAATGCAATTGGATTTTGACAGGTTGCAAGATGGTTACCCTTTCCGCATACAGCTAAACATTGAGAGCGCAAGCGCCTCAAGCAGAAGCGTAGCTTACCAGGTTGTGAAGTGGCGCATTTATGGCGTAGACGGCTCGCCTACTTCCCTTTATTATTATTATGATGGCCTTTACTGGCAGTCTCAAACCACTATACCAAACTACAAGCTTAAAGCATTTAAGTATTATAGCACGTCTAAAAGACGCTGGCCTATAAACATAGTAGAAGACTTTAGCGCTCCTATCACCACAGGGCCAGCGGCCAATATTACCGCCTTTCATGTTGAGGCAACAGTTGAGGAGGTAGTGCTTAACTTTAGCAAAAACCCATTTTCTAGCGGTTGGAGCATAAAAAGCTCTACCCCTATTGACTTTTTAGGCAGCATAGCCGCAAGCCGAAGCTATACAACTAGCGACCCCTACGCCTTTACTAAAAACACCTGGGCGCAGAGCGGTAATAGCGCAATTCAAAATAGCATAGTAAAGGACTTGCCGCAGGTATTTTACGATGGCTTCGATAAATACGAGCTAGGCACTATAATGGTAGGCCCGACTTTTGCAACCTCAGTAAAGCCAACAGACTGGGCTAACGGCTGGGAGGCTGGTTACGCCGAAAACTTTCAGCAGTCGCTAGTGGACCAATGT